ACAGACTCAGGTGCAAACTGGGCTTCTGATGTGAGTATCCCTTCGGGTGATGGCCCAAAGGCGCTAGTGGACTGGTACAACCTGTCGGCTGTGCGATCCCCTGTTCTTGTTGCAGCAGAGGGCGTGTACTCCATCAGTATTGCTGATAACACATTTGAGCTTATCTATGCACTGGACGGCGACCCCGCTAATGGTCGGTGGTCAGAAGTAGGGAATGACGGCGCACTGTATGTCGGACTAGGCAGCGGAAGTATTTTACGACTTGCTATAACGGACAGCGGAACATTGTCAGTTATTAACATCGGGCCATCAGGTGACGGCTTAGTGGCTGCAAGGCAGGGCCATGTGACATATATGCTTAAAACGCCTACTGAATGGCTTATGGTAGCTTATGGTGGGCATGCGTCAGGCAAGAACGCCTCTATATTTATGATAGACACCAGTGTGTTGCTTGCAGACCCCGAAACAGGCAAGAAGTTTATGCCCTGGCACCACATGTGGCAAGACGCAACAGGAGATCTGGATATCGTTGCAATGGCTTACTCCACAGAAGACGATGCAACCCCACGGCTGCATTTCGCTATGGAGGGTACAGGGGCAACCATTAACTACCATATCGAGGAACCGTTTGCCCATCCTAACCAGTCATCAACAGTAAAGTATCAGGCAACAAGCGTTCTGAGGCTCCCTGATGATGACCTTGGAGATCCTCAGACTAACGCCACCATCCTACAGGCACTGGTGGATGCAGATGACCTCAGTGGAAGCGACAGTGACGAATACATTGAGTTGAGGTATGGTCTTAACGGAGCGGCGGATACTACGACTTCGCTAGGAGACTTTCTTAGTAGCAGTATAACGCTGTCATTCGGCTCTGGCGCTGGGGTAGCGGCTCGGCGTATAGGTATCAACCTATTGCTTGACCGTGGTTCGACTACCACGAAAACCCCAAAGCTCAATGAGTTTGAGTTGCAGGCCCATCATGTACTGCTCGATAAAAAGGCATGGGAGTTTGCTATAGACATAAATGCTACGGCAGAGGGAGAGACAAGTCCGAGCCTAGCTTCTGATACTGACATTCACGAGACTATTATATCGGCGCTAGAAACTGTTGCCGAGAGTACAACGCTACTGACGTTCACCGCAGGGGGCATGTCACAGACAAGGGTGAAGATTCCTAATGACAGGCCGCCTGTGTTTGATTTGGCTGTGGTAGACTCTAACAAAAACCGCCGTGGTTACAGGACTGGTACAATATCTGTACGCATCGAAGAAGGTATATAGAAGGAGGCGCAATATGGCTCATAAATATGGCAAGACCTACAGAGGCAAAAGCGGGAAGTTCGTTAGTGGCAAAGAGGCGCATAAGGCAGCCGCTAAGAAGCGTCCAAAGAAGTAATGCCTGCTAAATCCAAGGCACAACAGAGACTTATGGGTGCAGAGCTTGCTCGTAAAAGAGCAGGTAAACGTACCAAGACTGGCATGTCTGCACAGCAACTCCATGACTATGCCAGTACCAAGCGCAAGGGCCTGCCTGCAAGGAAAAAACGCTAATGGAGAGTTATGATTGGCCCAGGCACCCATCTCATGGTAGACGGCCATACAATGATGGCTTTCACCGCGAGTTATTTAGAGCAGTTCCTGCGAGACGCGGCGGCGCTAGTGGGCATGCAGATCGTTATGGGTCCCGTAGTCCTTGGAACGAGGGACACATGGGACGGATGGACGGTGCTGTCAGAGAGTCACGCTACCGTCCATGTTCACGGACGGGAGTGTCGTACAGACCTGTTTTCGTGTCAGAGTTTCGATATTGAGGCGCCACTGGAGTTTATACGGCACAGGCTAAAGCTATCGGATATGAATGTTGAAGTGAGGGAGAGGCCAATGCCTTGGCCTACGCACAACGGAGGTGTAAGATGATAGATCTAATTATGAAGTTCTTACCCGCAGACAAGCGGGCGCTATTCCAGCTTGCGTTACGAATGGTTGCAAAACTGGACACGGCACATGAACGGCGGGCTGTTGCTGAATGGGGCATACAGGCGTTTAGGGATGGCAAGATCACGGTGCCGGAGTGGGGAGAACTAGGTGGGAAACTTGGCATTTTGACAGGGCCAAGGAAGAACGGCGAGGGCTGATATGGGCCGATTAAGACCACAAATAATGGCAGCAGTTGTATGTGGTACTGTCTTTGGATTGTACGGCATGTGGGTTGGTATGCAGATGGGTGCAACCGAGGTGGTTACAGCCGTAATCGGCAGTGTATTCGGATTTCTTGGGGGAGTTTCGCTCAAGGTTTTAGAGCAGGAGTAGTGCTATGAATGATAACTTTGGCCTTGGAATTTTCACCGCGTTGCAGTTCTTCTGGTGGGATGTAACGGCATCGCCAGTGAGGACCTACAACAAGTTAAGAGCGTGGCGAGACAGGGTCTTATCAACCGTTGAATATCTACAGAATGAATCAGCTAAATGGAGAGCGTTATTTACAACTCTCAAATTACCATACAGTGCCCTCCGCATGATGGGGGTCTCACCGAACATGGCTGTAAGTCTTTTAATCGGCGGCAGCGTAGCTACCACTGGTGTGGTAGCAGCGGAAGTAATGCAACCGCCTTCCTTCGAGGCGGGCGATCCTGGGATTTATGCCCTTCCAAATAGCATTCCAATTTTCCACGACCCTGAAAAATTCAATACCTTACGGGTGGACCTTGCAGGTATAAGCGTAGGGAACATAACCATTGAGGACTTAAATTTAGGCACATCGTATACCGGGTCTACTTTGCCGCAGGGGGAAACGCATGAAATTTTAATAGGCGGCAAGCCTACTGTAGTAGATCCAGCGTTTACTGGCACTCACCTTATTGCAGGTCATGTCATTGTGGATCGTTGGCGGTGTTTAACCTTAACTCTCAAAAACATAGAAGCCAATAAGCTCATAATTCGTGGAAACCAGGCCGATGGATTAAGTTTTGCGCCGATTCCAGGAACGCCAATCATGAGGGGCATTGGGGGTGGTAACCGGGCTGATGACCACTTTACCTCTGGTGGAACTTTTGACCAACTGAAGATTTTAGCAGCTACCAGTGGGGTTAATTCAGAAATCGATGTTCTCCATCTTACTAATTTGTACGCAAAGGGATCGTGTGTGCTTGACCGGATGAAAATTGGCACACTGGAGGTCATTTTGAACACGATCGGGGGCGATACCAACCTAAGCACTAAAGCCTTCGTTGTAGAAGATACTGTTGTATACAAGTCACTGGAAAATATTGAGAATGTGGAAGTCAGTATGGCAGCACCTGTCATTCAGTAGGGATACCAATGATGCAATCACCAATCTGGCTTTGGGCGGTGGTAGTGCCGATAATGTTGGTGTTGATAGGGCTATTCAGTTCTTTCCTCCAAGGGTAAACTACACAGAAGGTGTCTAGATTAGCGTAGCGAGTAAACAGGAGTATATATGATAGCGGTTTTAAGTTCTGATGTACGTCATGCTATTGAGTTTCTTCTCAAAGCACCTGCTCGAGAGAGAATTACCGCGGCGCATATACTGTTATGCAGTCTGTCCAACAGCGGTGATATCGGTGTGACAGGCAAGGGGTTTTTACAGGAAGCTGATCAGTACCTACAGACAATCCTGGACTGGATAGCTGTTGGCGCAAACGATACAATGAGCAATAACATAAACACCGGTGCTGAGGAAGTTATCGAGGATAGTGATGGAGCCTAATTATGTTTACCGTTGTGTCATCACCAGGGTGGTAGACGGTGACACAGTAGATGCTGACATAGACCTAGGGTTTGATATGGTCTATAAAGAGCGGATTCGGCTAATGGGAATTGATACCCCTGAAAGCCGTACACGCAACCTCAAGGAAAAGGCGCTTGGGCTGGCAAGTAAGGCGCGTATCAAGGAGTTGCTGAAGACTGCATCTAGTATCCCAGGCAAGCGGGGTAAGAAGCAGGTATACTTACAGACATCTAAAGAGGGCAAGGGCAAGTTTGGGCGTATCCTCGGCACTCTCTTTGTTGACGGACGAAATGTTAACGAAGTGTTAATGGCAGAGAACCACGCCCGCCCTTACTTTGGGGGAAGCAAGGGAGCATTAGGGCCGTGGACAAAAGAGGAAAACGGCGAATGGTTCAGATGGACCCCTGACGGATACGTGGAATATAGCTTGTAGTCATTATGGGTAAAGTTAAATCAATTAAGCAGAAGAAGCGTCAGCGCAAGAAGTCCCGGAAAGCCGATAAGGTCGGGAAGCACCGCTGACACGGCTCTTAAAACAGGATCATTGGCATGGATATGCTCCTCAACCTCTTTGATGCCAGCTTCAGATATTCCTCACTCAAGTCTGTCCCTATGCTCTTGCGTCCTAGTCTCTGTGCTACGGCTAATGTAGTACCGGACCCTGCGAATGGGTCAAGGACAGTTGCAGGAACAGTCTCAGCATTGCACTCACAGGTTGGTTGCCATCCTATAGTATCTGAAGTTTGCGTACCTGGAAGCCATCCACTCTTACCATAACCACTAGAGGCATCCCAGGTTCCGTTATAAGTACGTTGAGAAGGGATGGTTTGCTTTTCCACCATCCGCTCCCACGGCTTACCGCACTCAGCACAGTTACCTTTCTCGGATGTCCCTGCCATGATACATGGCTCCACCAGCTTCTCAGGGAAGGTGGCAAAGTGTGCTTCTGGATAGGGCTGAGTGGCTATCTCCCAGACGGTGCGTTTGTTGCGACCATTTGGGTGGGTAGCATTAGGCATCACTTTGGGTTGCGACATTCCTTTAACAAGGTCATCTTTGTGATCGTGTAATCCTTTACCCCCATAATTATCCCAATTTGCCTCATTCCCATTGGATTCTCTTATCGCATCAGCATCGTAGTAGTACCTCGGACTCTTGGTCAGCAGGAACACATACTCATGTGCCTTGGTTGGCCTGTCTGACACGCTCTCAGGCATAGGGTTGGGCTTACTCCAGATGATGTCACTCCTTAGATACCAACCATCTGCCTGTAATGCAAAGGCTACACGCCAAGGGATACCCACAAGGTCTTTGGGTTTGAGTCCCGATATAATATCGCGTTCAGAGGTAGGGACTCCATTACGCTCGGCTGACTTAGACAACCCAGGGTTGGCGTGTTCAGGCTTGTGTGCTCCTCCGCCACCAGAGTAGCTATCCCCAAGGTTCATCCAGGCTGTTCCTGTTGGCTTCAG